TGGACAAGCGGGGGAATCCGCGCAAGGCACTATTCGGGCAGATAGCCCGTGGCCTGTCCACCACCGACCGTGGCGGCTTCTTCATCGGCAAGCCCAAGGGCGGTGGACGTCCGCCTGGTGTGTACCGCCGCAGCCGCGAGCAGCTGTTCCCGTACTTCATCGAGACCAGATCCGAGCCGCGCTATCAGCCGCGCTTCCCGATGGAGCAGATCGGTCAAGACACCATCAACCGTGTGTTCGGTCCGTACCTGCGCAGCTCACTGGAGCGGGCGCTTGCTACTGCGCGTTGATCCTTATTGAGAATGGCTGAGCCCAGTTGCAGCAAGGCAAGACGGCTGGTCCTTATTGCGAAACGTGAGAATGACTGCAGCGCAAGGGGTTTGCGGGTCCTTCCGGGGCCTGCTCGGCATGGGTCGTCCCGTCGCGCCCGGATTTTTTAGCGGGACTATTGAGAAAGGGTTACAGGCTGTCGGCCCGGCCTGCGCTTCGGCTCTAGCGCTCCGGCGCCCGCCCCTCAAAACCCGCTCCACCACTACAGATCCGGATCTGTAACCTGTGCTTACAAGGCCTGCACCCCATGCCGAAGACCCCGGCAATGCCCGAGCAACTGGAGCGCTGGCCGATCGATCGACTGGTGCCCTACGAGCGCAACGCCAGGACCCACAGCGCTGAGCAAATTGCCCAGATTGCCGCATCGATTCAGGAGTTCGGGTTCACCAACCCGATCCTGGTGGACGAGGACGCCGGTGTGATCGCCGGCCACGGTCGCCTGGCCGCCGCCCAATCCCTGGGCCTGTCCGAGGTGCCCGTGGTGGTGCTCGACCACCTCACCCCGACCCAGCGCCGCGCCTACGTGCTGGCCGACAACAAGCTGGCGCTGAATGCGGGTTGGGATTCGGAGACGCTGAAGGTCGAGATTGGTGAGCTGATCGGCGCATCGGTGGACGTGAGCCTGCTGGGATGGAGCGCCGACGAGCTCTCGACCCTATGGGCTGGTGAGTTTGAAGGGCTGGAGGAAGAACCGGAAGAGGAGGACCAACCACCACCCCAAGGCATCGCGCTGCCGATCGTGCTCACGCCCCAGGAAATGATGCAGTGGCGGAAGGCCAAGGCAGAGCTGGGATACAGCACCGACAAGACAGCGTTCTGGAAGCTGGTGACTGACCTCCTCGAGGAGGTGGCGGCATGAGCGGAGACGGAATCCGCGCCTATGCCGGCGAGTTCCTGACCAGCCCCGCTGGCCTGGAGCTGAGCATGAATTGGTGCGGACACGCCTGTACGTACTGTTTCGCGAACCTATTCAAGCCAGACCGCCGCGCAGACATTCGCGGGATCGTGGGCCTACTGGCCGATCACCAATCGCGCAAGAGCCGAGAGGCGCGGCTGCTACAGGCTCGCGTGCCGCTGCTGGTGAGCAACCACGTGGACCCACTGGCGGGCACCAACGCCGTGCAGTTCGAGCCGATCTGGGAGATGTGCGTGGAGCTCGGAATCCCGCTCACCTGGCAGACCCGCGGCGCGCACAGGTCGCAGCTGAAGATCCAAGAGCGGATCATCCGCGAGACACCCCGGGCCGTTTGGTACGTCAGCATCCCGATGCTGGACGACGAGATACGGCGCCGGGTGGAGCCGCAAGCGCCGAGCATCGGCAGCCGGCTGGACCTGATCGATCAGCTGGTGGCGGCCGGCCACGTGGTGACCGTTGGCGTGAACCCGCTCACCCTGGACTGGATGCCGAACTTCGGCCCCCTGCTGGATCAGCTGAAGGCCAAGGGCGTGTGGGGGGTTTGGATCCAGGTGCCCTATTTCAGCAAGAGTTTCAAGGGCAACCTTGGCCAGGACGCACGCGAGCGGCTGGGGCCAGAGTTTATCCAGGCCTGCGGAGAGAAGGGCAGCAAGGCTGATCTCGCGCATGCACAGATGGCTATGAACTACGCAAAGGCCATCGGGCTGCAGGTCTTTTCTACGGAATACGAAGAGCCCACACAGTTCTTTGAACCGTGGCATGAAGTGTACGAGCGGCCTATGCCTTATTGGCATCAGTTGATCAATGAGATTGATCCATCATTGGATGATGCAGATGAAAATGAGTACATAGTGATCAGGCGCGAGTATGCGCAAAGCGTGCTCAGTCCGCTGCCCGAGCTGGACTGGTCGGAGCCTCTGCGGCACAAACGGGCCAAGCACTACCGAGCAATCGTCAAGCCATTATCTAGCGGCAAGCTGCCCAAGCAAGACGTGGAGGGGTTCTGGCAAATCATGTGGAACGACGAGCTGTTCTGCAAGAGCCTGGGCCCTACCGGATTCACCAGGTTTGCCCACGCGTGCGTGATCGAAGATGACACGATTATTCCTTTGCTGGATGAAAACGGAGACCGCCTGATGGTGTACCGGCGGCAGGGCTGGCCATACGTCTATGCCGAAACACCCGAACTTGCCTAGATAGAATGACTCAGATCATTTTGAGGTTTCCATGGCTGGAGCTAACAACAAGGCTGGGGCATTCCGCCGCAGCAAAGGCGGGAAGCTGGGCAAGGCAACCGGCCGCGGCCGCGAAGCCAGGGCCGGGTACAAGTCCGGCCGCGGCCAGATGCGCGCCACCGCCAAGGGCTGATAACCACGGCCTGGAGGTTTCCGCGTGAACCTCCAGGCCTACGCCGACCACCGCAAAGCGCAAGGCCTGCGCGGCACCAGCCACGTGGCGGTGCTCAAGGCCATCGAGTCCGGCCGCCTCACCGAGCCCGCCGTGCGCAAGGTGGGCAACCGCTGGCACATCGATGCGGCCATTGCCGACGATCAGTGGGCCGGCAACACTGATTCAACCCAGGCTCGCGCTACCCCACCGCCACCGCCGCCCCCACCGCAAGAGCCCGAGCCCCCGCCACTGCGCGGCCGGCAGCCGCACCTGGCCAGCAGTGGTCCATCGCTGGCGGAAGCGAAGCGCGCCCGGGCCGTCTACCAGGCCGAGCGCGAACGGCTGGCGGTGATGAAAGAGAAGGGCGAACTGGTAATGGCCAGTGAAGTACGCCAAGAGGCCGCCCGCCTGGCGCGCCAGGTCCGCGATCTGCTGCTGATCATCCCGAGCCGCAACGCCGCGAAGGTGGCCACGATGCAGGATCAGGAGGAAGTCCGCGCCCTGCTGCAGGCCGAGATCGAATCGGCGCTGAGAGGGCTGGGCAATGCCTGACGCTGCAACGCTCTACCGGCAGTCGTTCATCGATGCCCTCCAGCCACCGCTGGACTTGACCGTGAGCCAGTGGGCCGATGCTGAACGCCAGCTCACCCGCCGCAGCAGCTCCGAGCCTGGCCAGTGGCGGACCGATCGCGTGCCGTACCTGCGCGAGCCGATGGACCTGCTGAGCCCGCGGGAGAAACGGATCAGGCGCGTGGTGCTGCTGTTCGGCTCACAGACCGGCAAGACGGAGGTTGGCCTGAACTGGCTGGGGCGCACCATCACCCTGGACCCGTCGCCGTTCCTGGCGATGTTCCCCACCGAGTCGTTTGCGAAACGCCAAATTCGTCAACGCCTCACCCCGCTGTTCACCGACACCCCGGCGGTGGCGGCCAAGTCGCTGAGCAGCAAATCCAGGGACGCGGCCAACGCCATGTTCCTGAAGGAGTTCGAGGGGGACATGCTGGTGTCGATCATCGGCGGCAACAGCGGCAGCGCTGCGCAGGGCATGCCGGCGCAGAACGTGTGGGCCGATGAGGTGTCATCCATGCCGCTGGAGATGGACGACAAGGGCGACCCACTGGAGAACGCTGAGGCCCGCCAGACCAACTTCCCCGACCGCAAGGGACTGATCACCAGCACCCCCGGCAGCCGTGGCGCGTGCCGGATTACGTGGGAGTTTGAGGTTCGATCCGACCGCCGTCGTTATGCGGCCCTGATGCCCTGCTGCGGCGCCCACGCCATCATCGAATGGCCTCACATGGTTTGGGACACCAAGGATGGTGAGGTGTTCTGCCAGTGCCCTGCCTGCGGTGAGCGTGTTGCGCAGCACCACAAGAGCACCATGCTCGCCGGTGGGATCTGGCAGGCCACGGCCAAGGGTGACGGCGAGACGGCCGGATTTCACCTCCCCGGCTGGTACGCCCCCTATGGCTGGCTGAGCTGGGAGAAAATCCGCGACGAGTTCCTGCGGGCCAAGGGCGACCCGCTCCTGCTGAAAGGCTGGGTCAACAAGCGCGCCGCTGAGGCCTGGGAGGATGAGAGCCTGGCCAAGGTCACCGCCGATGGCCTGATGGCCCGGGTGGGCGGCTACGACCACGGCGCTTGCCCGGCTGGTGTGCTGGCGGTTGTGATGGCCGTGGACGTGCAGGACACTTGGCTAGAGGTGTCCGTGTGGGGCTACGGCAAGGGCGAGGAGGCCTGGCGGATCTGGCACCAGAAGATCGACGGCGACCCGGGGCAGGATGACGTCTGGCACCAGGTGACCACCATCCGGGAGATTGCCTGGCCCCGCGAAGGTGGCGGCACGATCAAGGCCGCGCACTGCGCGATTGACACCGGCGGCCACTTCACCGGCGAGGCCTACGAATACTGCCGCCAGTACAGCCGTGAGGGTGTGGTTGCGATCAAGGGTTCAAGCCAGCGCGGTGCGCCGGTGCTGGGCAAGGGCAGCAAGCAGGACGTCACATTCCGCGGCCGCACGATCAAAAACGGCGTGACCCTGTATCAGGTCGGGACCCACGGGATCAAGCGCACCATCTACAGCCGCTTGAAGCTGGACGAGCCGGGCCCTGGGTTCGTCCACTTCGACAACGCCACAACAGAGGACTACCTGCAGGGTTTGACCTGCGAGCGCCTGCAGCCGCGTTACGTGAAGGGGTTTCAGGTGCTGGAGTGGGTCAAGCCCAGCGGCGCCCGCAACGAACCGCTCGACTTGAAGGTGTACTGCCTGGCGATGCTGGAGCTGCTAAAGCGCCGTTATAACCGCGCGTTGTTCTGGGAATTGTTGGAAGCGCAACTAGCTGGCCCTGTGGCTCCGGCAGTTGTGGAAAGGAAGAAAGGCAGCTGGTTGTCTAGGTAGCTCAGCTATGATGACTTCGGCCTGCGATAGCAGGCTTATGGCAAGGTCGGTTCGGGCTAGGCAATGCCGGGTTCGGTACGGCATGGCTGGGCGAGGCCAGGCCTTGCAAGGCAAGGGCGAGGGAGCGGAGCAATCCGCTCCTTTCGTGTTTAAGCCTGTCTCCGTAGCCTGCGAAAGGGGAGGTGCATCCATGGCGTTTACGCAGCAGCAGCTTGACGATCTGACGGCTGCGATTGCCGAGGGCGTCACCACCGTCAGCAGCAATGGGCGGCAGGTTAGTTATCGGAGTTTGGGCGACATGCTCAAGCTCAAGTCCGTCATGGAGGAAGAACTCGGCGTCACCGGTGCCGGCCGCCAGCGCCGTTACGTCAGCTTCAAGAGGGACTGAGCATGGCCCGCAAACCCACCCGCGATCAGCTGGAGCTGGCGCTGAAGTCGGCGCAGAAAGAACTCGCCATCACCCACCTGCGGGCGTTTGAGTCGGCCAAGGAATCCCGGCGCACTGAGAACTGGTACACCC